TGACCCTTGCACATTTTGTCACCGCAGCCACCCTTGTCGGCGCATTCTTTGCAACCGTCGCAAGAGCAACCCATTGTGTCTTCTGCTTTTGTTGTGTCGGCATCGTCAGACAGTTCAATTTCAAGTGATGAATCCACGTCGGTGTCCCCGTATCCGCCTTCTACTTCCATCGTTTCTCCATCGGCAGCCTCGTCTTGATGGAATTCAAACAAAGCGTGGATTGCGGCAAGCAGGCAAGCAAGTGAATCTGATTCGTCTGAACCTTCAGCCATTTCAGCAGCCTCGGCAGCGAGCAAACCGGCAAGACCACGACGAGCCATTTCAAACGATGCTGCATCAAACTTGTTAATGCGGTCGCCAGCAATGCTTTTAGCCTGTTCCAGAATGGAAGTTGCCGGGGTCAAGTTGTCTCGTAATTCTTCGGTTTTCTTCATGCTCTTCCCTACCATTTTGGCGACTGTAATCATGCAAGAAGGATTAGCAGGACGGTCTACTACCGACACTTCAACAATTTCGCCATCGACAATACGACCGCCAGCAGCCTTGTTGTCTTGAATGACGCGAGGGCGACGAATGCCAATAGAGAAGCCTTTAAGAACGCCTGCTTCTAATTTCTTGACTGAGGTTGGCTCAACAATGAGAGCCTTGACCCAATGTTCGCTGCCTTTAACTTCATACTCTGTGGCAACACCGGCAGCGATGTTGGAGTGTTGTTCGCGTACATTGCCAAAACGAAACCATTCAGGCATTGCTTTTGAAAGCCAAGTAGGGTCACAAATCTGGTCGTCAGAATCTAAACTGTCGTCGGTCGCTTTGCCGTAGACGAGCAGCGTGCCGTCGTCTTGCTTGTCCATCTTTACGATGGGTGCATAGACGCTTGTGTCTACCTTGGATGCCAAAGTTGCTCCTTACTTGCGGTCATAAGTATGACATGACCTGAATTAGTTGTCTATGCGCCTGAAACAATTATTGCGATTGTTGCTGTTTTCGTTGGTGCGCATACTGCATACAGAGCCTCGCCGCCAGACAAACTAAACTCTGCCCGATAAGAAACACCTGTTGCTTGCTGGTTTGTTACTTCGTAGCCGTTGGTGCTGCTTACAGTCGGTCCGCCAAGATAAAAGTGGTTAGTTGCATCTAGATTAGTGATGTAGACGCGAGTTAAGTCGTCGGCGTTTGGTGCTTGCACGATACAAACCGGCGCGCTATTCAAAGCCATTGTGTAATGCTGCAAAGCCATGTGAAACTCCTAAGTGTTTAGTGTATCAATTTGTTTCGTTTGCTGCTGCGGCTTGTTGTTCTTTCCATTCGCGTATGTAGTCCAATGCGCCACCTTGCGACAAAGAAATCCATGAACCGAGCGGAACAGTTAAACCACCATTCAAAGTGACCATTGTGTCAGGTTTCAAATCACCTTTCCAAGTAATGACTGCTCCCATCGGGGTCACAATTTTGTTTTCTACTCCCATGACGATTTCCTTTCAAGGTAGTTGTAGATGCGAAGTTTGCCGGTGGCTTCTAACTCGGCGTATTCAGTTGGATACAACAATTTGAAACTAGACGCGTCTTTTTCGCTAATACGAATTTCAACAACGTCGTCCATTGTGACAGGTCCGTGAATTTGAACTTCCCAATACTCGCGAGCCAACTGTTCAGGTGAGTATTCGGAACTTCTTGCTTCCATAGGAGTGTCGGGGTGAAGAGCGCGCATCGTGTCGAACTCGCCGGCTGAAGGTCTTCCGCCTGCATACATTTGTTCAAAAGTGGCTTTACCTTCAATTACATCACGCATTTGAACCGGAATTAAATTGCTGTTAAGTGTGTCGCCAGCAGACATTGTGGTGCGTCCCTTGATTGAATCGCGCAACACAAATTGGAATGCACCGTAGGCAGTTAAGTTTTCTGCTTGAACTGCGCTGCGTGTGCTTATCGGGTCGGCGTGAAGATGCCCGTACACAGGTGATACATCTTTTGGCGCACCCAAGTGGAACTTTTCGTAATTAATGCGTTCTTGTTGATAAAACAAATCTGTGGCACCAGTAGCAGGGTCATACCCAATGTGTGATGTCACTTCACGCATTGTTTTAAATCCTTCACGAACGATAGCCATCACTCGTGATTCTGGAACCTGCACAGCGACAGGTCGTTCAGCCATCAAACGATACGCTTCGGCAAGTTCGCTCACATAGCGTTCACCATCGTTCTTGAACAATCCGGTTTTGTCCTCTCGGCGTGCTAAACGCTCGACCGCGCCTTCTGCCAGTTTTGCTGCGTTATTGACATACGCAGAATCAGGTTTCAATTCGTAAGGCATTGAATCCCAATTAGCGGTTACGCTGCTCTCTCCTATCGAGTCTATCGGGCTTTCATTAACATTTCCGTCATGAATCGCACCTTCATCTGGTGCGGCATCTTCCAAGTCGGCTGTGTCGATTTCCGCTCCATCGGGAACATTATCGCCGCCATCTTCCGGTGCTGTCTCGTCACCAACGTCGCCTGCATCGCCGGTGTCGTATGCGCTCACAGGAGCAACGTCACAAACGCAATTAGGGTGAACGGGTGGTTCGGTGTCGCCTGACGGGAACGGGTCGCCAATGTTTACAATCTCGCCGGCATTCATTTGGCAGTCTTCATCTTCAGGGTCGCCAACAAGCCACTCCCATTGCTCCACGCCTGCGACAAGGTAACTCTGCTTACTTGCGGTAACGATGGCGCGAGTTGTTTCCGTTCGGGCAATGACAAGTGCGCGAGCAGAGTTACGAACAACTTCATTTAATTTGTCGGCAATTTTTTGCGCTCCCCAACCTTCACGCAAACCTTGTGCAAGATGGGCAGATGTGCGACTTAAAGTAGTGTCACCAACAATGCGAAGTGTGATGTCCACCTGTCGCAGCATTTCTTTTAACGCGCCTTTAGGTTCAACTAAAGAAGCAGCGTCGGCACGACCAAATGTCCAATTAGACCAGTCGATGCCGCCGCGCATTGCATCGTTAGCGGAGTCGGAACCAAACATGACACCGGAAGCATAAGTTTGGCGAAGCGCATCACCTAACGGTTCATTGCTTAAACCGACATTGACTTTCACCCATGAATCAATTGAATCATTTGCTTTGCCAAGGTTGTAATGTTCAGCAAAACGAGCAGCAATGCGCTCTACGTCAATTGTTCGTGCTAATGCCGCTTCGATAAGTAAAGCGTTGCGGCGGATTAGGCGTTGCTTAGCCGCTTCTTTGCGGCTTGCACTTTTGGGAGCACCACATCGGCGATTGCTTTCGCCAACTCATAATCCCCGTCTCGTGCCGCATCGTTAAGTGCTTTGGCTGTTAAAAGGTCAAGAGATTTGAATTCAAAGTCGCGGTCGCTTTTACCCTTCTTAGCCCATTTCAGAAACGCTTTAACTTCTTGCTTTGCGTCTGACTGTTCAGCAGCAGATGGTTCTGTCTGGTTGTCTATCGGCTCGTCTGCCAGTTTGTCATTAGCAGACTGCGAAGGCAACTGCTGTTCGTTAAATGGATTCTGTTCAACAATGTTTCCGCCACCAACAGACACAATGCCATCAGGAGTCACAAGCATCACACCAGCACCAGTAACCAACATAGGCACATCAGCCTCAGGTGCATCAAGAAGTGGCAAACCGAGGTCGGCTCGCGCTTCATTGAGTGTGCGTTGTGCGCCTTTAATTTCGGTGTCGCGTCGCTGGGCATCGATAAGTGATTCGGTTTGCCTGCCGCCGTCGAATTGGAACTTTAACTCTCGTGGGCATCCAAGGAACCGGTACGAGATGTCGCTAATTAAATCTTCAAGCCAAGTCACAAACGGTTCGTGACCGATAACCGTTCCAGATTCTGCTTCGCCAGCCTGATGTCCAGCACCACCCAATCCGCTTTTAGGTGTGTAGCCAATCTCGGACGGCATTACACCAAAATGACCAGTGATGCCTTTAATTAAATACTCGTCTAAGACGTCGCTAAACTTTTCGCTGTGACCGGTGTTATCAATTGGGTCAAGACCGGGTGGAAGAATACGAGCGCGGCGACGCTGCTCTAACTGTCCTGCCAAGTCGTCGTTAAGAACATTTTCCCAAGCGCGAGCCTGTTCTGGCGTACCAATAAAGTCAGGGTCGGGTTTAAACATGAGGTCAGGCATCACACCGTCGGTGAACTCGGCGCGAAGCCATTGCTGCCGTTTGATGTAAATGTCTGCAAGCGGTAACGCTCGCTCTACAGGGCTGTATCCGTAAGGAGTCCAAGTACGACGATTACGAATTGCGTAAATAAGTTCATCGACAGAAAACTCGCCGTCGGCTTCCGGGTCGTCTGATGTTGCAACAAACTCACCGCGAGGGAACCCATACAACACTTGCTGGTAAGCAGGGAACGGTGGCATCGGTCGCATACCTCGGTCGTCAAGCAAAGGCTTAACAGTTGAACCGTCAATGATTTCTAGCGAGTAAAGGTCGCCACCAAGAGTTTTGCGCGGGTAAATGGCAAGCGCATCAAGAACAAGGATTTCTTCAATTGCCATTCCAAGCCAGTCTTTAAATGACAGCCCGTTAAGTGGGTCGGGTGTTTGCCAAAATTGGCGCATACGCGAAATGTGGTGAGTGTATTCGTCGCGAGCGATTTGCATAGCGCGAACGTGGTCGGCTGACGATGTGCCAGTAATCATTTCGGAAGCGGAAGGACTAAAAGTAAAATC